GGAAAATTCATATGGGGTATACGTGTCAAACTACCAATGATGAATTTTTAGACGATACCATAAAATATATGGAACAAATTGTAAGTATGTTCGGTGAATTCAATATTAAATGTCATACAAGTACGAGCAATGTAAAAGAACAACTCAAAACATTAGTATCCATCGCATTTGATACAAGTGCCGAAAATTTGGCGAATTATGTGGATATTATTAATTACACATATTGCGAAGAAAAACGCCGTATTTCAGCGGCAGCAATTGAACATATTAAAATAAGAGCATTCAACCAACAGAAACGATGTGAAGATTATCAGTTTATATTGGTGAACTACGGGAAGGAACCTACACATAAATTAGTAGAAATGACGGGATTAACTCTTAACCAAATCCGGAAAATTATATCTAAAAATAAAAAAGGCATTTGTCCTGAACCAAGATATACAAGTGTATTTGAATATGAAGATTTTGTACGCAAAAATATGTGTAATAATGGATGTGTAAGTGTCCCCATTTTAACAATTGTAGAGGTAGAACCCGAAATGGTCTATGACTTCACAACTTACAGCGAAAACCATTCGTTTGTCTCTCAGTCTTTTGTGCCAAGCAATTGTCCCGTAGAAACGCCAGAGGGGCAAAGCATTGGTGTAGTCAAAAATATTAGTTACATGACACATCTCACTATTCCTACAAATAGTGCATCATTATACGAATACGTAGAACCGTATATTCTGAAGGTGGACGATGTACCATCGAAAGATTTGTACAACGAAGTGAAAGTATTTATCAATGGAGCTTGGATCGGCATCTCGAAAAAGCCGTTGGAATTGTATGCGGAGATGAAAAACAAGAAATATCGAGGGATTATCAACATTTATACATCTGTAGTGTTTGATTATAAAATGGCAGAAATTCGTATTTGTAGTGATGGAGGTAGATTGACTCGACCTTTGTTAAAAGTAAGAGATGGAACGGCGATGATAACCTCGGATATTATTCATCGTGTGAGTAAGGGTGAGTTGGAATGGAATGACTTGTTGACGTCGTGTAAACTAGACGAATCCGTTATTGAATACATTGATCCTGAAGAACAAAATTACGCAATGATTGCGATGAAATCAAAAAAATCATATCTACAAAATATTACTACAAAAATACTCTATACCCATTGTGAAATTCATCCTAGTACTATTTTCGGTGTATTGGCATCTTGTGCTCCTTACCCAGACCACAATCAATCTCCTAGAAATACATATCAATGTTTGGATCCGAATGAATTGGTATGGATGGCAGATGGTTCGAAAATAGCGTTGAAAAACATCGAAATCGGCGACAAAGTAATAACATTCCATCCAATTACATTCGAATTAGGAACGACCAATGTAGTTAATCATTTTGTTCGACCGAATGAATTCCCGATGTATGAGATTGAAACATCGAGTGGGAAAAAGATAAAGGCCACGGAAGATCACAAATTCATGACAAATCACGGATGGAAAACCGTGAAAGAGATTATGACAGCATATAATGTTGAATTCCGAGAATATTCTTCAAGACAAGAACATTTGATTACAGAATCCGGTTGGCAAGAATGGAAACAGATTCGACAAAATATGGTAAAGATTGGAAGATATGACGAAACTACCAAATCGTACTTGTTTGAACCATTGGCCGGATTTCAATTGCTACCAGATGGCATGGTATCTGATATTACGGTAGAATCCAACAACCATAGTTTCATTGCAGGAACGGATGGGTTTCTTTCGTCAAATTGCGCAATGGTAAAACAAGCTATTGGTATTTATGCCTTGAATTTTGACAATAGAATGGACAAATCTTCCTACATTTTGAATTATCCATCTAGACCTTTGGTAGATACCCGATTGATGAATTTTATTCAACTAAATCGCATTCCTTCGGGTTGTCAAGTACATGTAGCGATTGCGTCATTTACGGGTTACAATCAAGAGGATTCGATCTTGATCAATCAAGGATCCATTGATCGAGGTATGTTTTCAGCCACAATTTATCACACAGAAAAAGACGAAGATAAGAATATTATTAGAGATGAGATCATTCGTTGCAAACCAGATCCTACCAAAACAAAATGTATTAAATTCGGTAATTACGACAAATTGAATTCGCAGGGATTCATTGAAGAAAATGAATTGGTTGAAAATAGGGATATTATTATTGCGAAAATTATTCCGATCAAAGAGAACCGCAATGATCCTACAAAAACTATTAAATATGAAGATCAAAGTAAAAACTTCAGAACTACAGAAGAAACGTATATTGATAAAAATTATACATGTAGAAATGGCGATGGTTATAATTCCGCCAAGGTTCGGGTACGTACATTCCGTAAACCGGTCATCGGTGACAAATTTGCGAGTCGTAGTGCGCAGAAAGGCACTATTGGTAATATAATTCCTGAGAAAGATATGCCCTTTACAAAGGACGGGTTGCGTCCAGATATTATTCTCAATCCACATGCGATTCCTTCACGAATGACCATTGGACAACTTAAAGAGACACTGTTGGGCAAGGTACTGTTAGAATTGGGTCTATTTGGTGATGGTACCAGTTTTGGAAATTTATCAGTAAAGACGATTGCCGAAGAATTACAGAATTTAGGTTATGAGAGTTATGGTAATGAAATTATGTATAATGGTATGACTGGAGAACAAATGGAGACGAGTATCTTCTTTGGTCCAGTATTCTATCAGCGACTCAAACACATGGTAAACGATAAGCAACATAGTCGTGCGATAGGACCCATGGTCAATCTAACTCATCAACCCGCAGAAGGTAGATCACGTGATGGTGGATTCCGTATTGGAGAAATGGAACGTGATGTATTATGTTCTCATGGTATGACAAAATTTACGAGAGAGAGATTGTTTGATGTATCGGACAAATATAGTGTAAATGTCTGTAAGAAATGTGGGATGATTGCCTGTTTCAATGATGGCGATAAAAATCGTGCATATACTAACAATGACTTTTCCATTCATTTATGTAAGACGTGTGGAAATAAAACGGATTTTGCTTTGGTAGAAATGCCTTATGCGAACAAATTATTATTTCAAGAATTACAAACAATCAATGTGGTTCCTCGTGTGATTACTGAATAAATTATTATGTGTGTATGTAAATATTGTGTAAAACAAATATAAAATCTTCTTGATAACATTTTTTATTATATTTTACAATTATGTTGAAAACAAAATCAAACGATAATTTTGTAAATTTATTGGATCATATTCGAGAAAAACCACAAATTGATTATTTTGATATGATTCATGTTTTCAATGCTTCACATGTTCACTATTATGAAAATAATTATCATTGTGTATTCCCACATGTTATGAATCAATCTCAATATAAGATGCCATTGGAAATAATTCCTTTATTTGTACCTCCACCTCCCCTCAAAAAGATAGAAATCGATGTCTCTATTCAATCTCTGGAAGATTTTATCAAAATTATCGATAAATATCCCTATAATCCAGAAATAGAATACAACATTGATTTAAAAAACCTACATGCTATCCGTTCTGAATTGGTTCAATTAAACAACATGATCGGATTATCTTCTCTGAAAACATCGATCCTTGATCAATTATTGTATTTTCTACAAGAACCGATTTTATGTGAAAATAATCAGGGATACAAACATACCATTTTATGTGGTCCTCCTGGTACAGGAAAAACCGAAATTTCCAAAATTATCGGCACAATGTATTCCAAGATGGGAGTGTTGAAGAAGAAAAAGAATAATACATATATTGATGCGTGTTTATCTGATAAACACATTTTTAAAAAAGTCACACGTAGTGATCTCATCGCCGGATTTTTAGGTCAAACTGCGATTAAAACAAAAGAAGTTATATTGGAATGTTTGGGAGGTTGTCTTTTTATTGACGAAGCTTATTCTTTGGGAACAATTGGTAATAATGATATTTTTTCGAAAGAATGTATTGATACTATTTGTGAGGCATTGAGTGATCACAAAGATGATTTGATGGTTATTATTGCCGGATATGAGAATGAATTAAAAGAACAATTTTTTTCCACAAATCCGGGATTAGAGTCTAGGTTTATATGGAAATTTACTATTGATCATTATACTCCAACAGAATTACGACAAATTTTTGAAAAAAAAATATCTGACGAAAGATGGACAATCGCTGTAGATGAAAAAATACAAAATAGTTGGTTCGAAAAAAATAAAAATGATTTCAAACATTATGGACGAGATATGGAGCAATTGTTGTTACATACCAAAATTACACATTCACGCCGTATTTACGGTAAATCGCCGAATATATATAAAATAATTACTATGGAAGACTTGGAAAATGGTCGGAAAAAGTTTTTAGAAAACAAACATAAACCAGACAAACTACCTGAAAGTTTATATGGTCTCTATTCTTAATATTTACAAGGAACTATTACAACTCCAATTCGGAGTTCGTTCCGAAATAAGTCTGGTAAGAATCTTATTATCGTATTATGTAATATTTTTATGAAAATACTATATATTCACACTGTTACTAAAAAATGTATAAAAGTTTTCGAAAAATGTCATTTGTAAAATTTAGCAGTTTGTGGATCATTACAGGTGTTTTCATATTATTTTTAATACATTATTGGTACTATAATTATTATAACGGATTTACAACGGATGGACCCTATTATATCAAGGAAATACCGAACTTCCTTTCAAAAGAAGAATGTAGAAAAATCCAGGAAATTTCCAACGGAAGATTAGATAAAAGCCGGGTATATACTTCTAATTCAGATATTGAAGACAAAACCGTTCGAATTAGTGAACAGTGTTGGTTAAAAGATTTAGATGATCCGATACTGGCAACAATCTCTCAACGTGTAGCCAAACTTACGAGAACCGATTTGAAAAGCCAAGAAGAATTCCAGGTGGTTAAATATGATGAAGGTGGTTTTTATAAACCTCATTATGATGCGTGTAATAAAGAAACGGATGATTGTGTACGTTTAAATAAAGGGTTAGGTCCTAGATATATTACAGTAATTATGTATTTAAATGATGATTTTGAAGGCGGAGAAACTCATTTTCCGAATATTCAGCAATCGGTCAAACCTGAAATGGGCAAGGCTGCCATTTTTTATAATGTAGACAATCATGGTGAAATTTTACCAAAATCGTTACATGGTGGGTTAGATGTTCGAAATGGTAATAAGTGGATTGCGAATAAATGGATTCGTTTGACCAGTTTAGCAGATAAATATTAGATTACACCTTTTTACATTTCAAACGCCGATTTTTTATATAATTATTTCGTTGAAATTATATAAAAATATTATGTGTTTAATATCTAAATGAATGTCGAAGAAATACTTAATAAAAATAAACAATTAGAAAATGAAGTAAATGAACTTAAAGAAAAATTAAAAAAATACACCGCACCTTCCCGCAGTAAAACATATTATGAAAATCATAAAGATGAAATTATTCAGAAAACAAAGGAATATAAGGAAACTACTAACTACTACGCAACCATACCTGTGGAAAAAAAAAAAGAATACGCACGAACAGCTTATTTGAATAAAAAGAAAAAAATTCTACAAGGGGAAGAGACAAATGAAAATGTTTAGGCATTATATATCTTTTGCGTAAAAGTTATATAAAAGAAATCTTTCATTATAATATAGAATGGTGAAAAAGAAAAAACTCAAAGACGATTTCAAAACATTTAGGAATAATGATAAGGCGTCTTTTCAAACCATCAAAACCACACTCAAATCTATCCTTTTGAACCGTAACGAGACACAATCTGAAATAAATGATTTAGTATTTGAGATGAATGACTTAATGATACATTCCTACCAGTTCATTCGGCTGTATATTTTACATTGCTATACCAATCACTTACCATTACCCGACATAAATGATACATTTATTATTTACTCTATCAAAACTTTAGGAGTGCGTGATAATAGAGGTAAAAAAGGAGCAGATACGGAATTATTAGAAAAATTGGAAGAGTTTTATCGAACGGAATATCAACCTCTACTGAACCACGAAAAAACACCGTTAAAAAATACCACATTTATGCTTCCATACTTGGCTACTCAAATTCATACATCGTTGTCTAACAACGCACAAGAACATTTTATTCAACATTTCTTACGCTTTATCAACAAAACTACCAATGAAATCACCGAAGATAAAGCTGTCCTTTTTCAGTTCAAGAGACAAATATTAGAATTGGAAACAGAAACTAATAATTTGTTTAATGAATGGAAACAAACCCATTTACCTCATATTTTCCCTCAGAATATCAAAAAGTCAATCCATTATGATGTAAAAGTAAGACCATTTTATTATTTGAAAGGGATGCTTTATATGAACTCTGTATTGGAAAACCAAGAAAATAAACTGTTCCAACCTTTACCCTTACGAAATAATATCATTCCAAAACATATTGTATTGGATACGGCGTGTTTGGTGAGTTTGTTCTGTCCCGAAAACGATAAGAATGGTAACAAAACCAAGAAGGGTGAATTACTGAAGAATATCAAAGATAACCAACACGATATTTGGAGCGGATTTTTAAACTTGAAGCATAAAGTATTCAAAAATAAACATTACCAATTCCATCATCAAATTCAAACTGATGGTGTTTCTTGTTGCTTGTTATTTATTCGCAAGGATTTGAAGGATAAAAAATGGGGAAGTAAAGTTCCTACCTTACCTGAACAAGATTTCTATAATATCGAGGATTTATCCAAAGAACAATTAGAAGAATTGAAACCCAGAAACATTGTGGGGTGCGACCCTGGTAAACGAAGTTTGGTATATATGATGGACGGTAATGGTAATAAATTACAATATACAGCACCGCAACGAAAAATAGAAAGCAAGACAAAGTGTAATCAACGAATTTTGTCGGAAGAAAAAAAGAAAAATAACATAAATGAGTTCGAAACTGAACTCTCAACCGAAAATAGTAAGTCGGTAGATTATGACAAATTCAAATCTTACTTGGTTGAAAAAGATAAGTTAAATAAGAAAGCAAAGGAATTTTATCAGCGTGACACTTGGAGAAGAATGAAATTTCGTCAATATAGTTATGGTAAGAAAAGTATGGATACATTCCTGAATAAAATCAAGGAAACTTTTGGAGAAAAAATTCTCATTGGTTACGGCAACTGGAGTAGAAGCACCCAGATGAAACATTTTATGCCGACAATGAACAAAGGATTACGAAAACAAATACATAAAAAATACGATACAATTACCATAAACGAATGTAATACAAGCAAAAAATGCTGTGAATGTCATAATAATTTGGAATATTATAGACACAAAAATGGAGAGAAACAGTTCCGTCTTTTAGTGTGTTCTAATTGCGTGCGACCTCAAGTCAAACAAACCGTATTTAGAACCCGAGATGCGAATTCCTCCATAAACATAATGAATTTAACTAAGAGTTGGATTGAGAAACAAGAACGACCATTATGTTTTCAAATTTCGTCTTTCACCACTTCCGATAAAAAGGAAGTGGAAAAAGTAAGACCATCGTAGGTGAAATTCCTACTATTGATTTTATGCTTTTTTTTTTGCCGTGAAAATCGGCGTTTGAAATGTAAAAAGGTGTAAAAAGACGTAGAATAATCGAAGACATTCGATAATGATTACTCTGGCTTCGCCACTACGAAGTGTAGGAATCGTATGTGTTATATAATTTATACTATTGTATATAAAAATGAGCTTTGGATGATAGTTTTGGCATTGGAAGATACGTTAAAGTCGCCCCAACCACCTACTATATCCTGTTTTATAGTAATCCAACGAACTCCAAAGTCGATAGATACTTGATCACCAGAAATCAATTTCTTCCCATCTCTAGTTATATACAATCCTAGTTTACTAGTACTTTTCCATGATATTCCATAATCAGATGATAAATAACTAATATCATTTCCATTTACCACTTGATATTTACCATCTGATGACATAGAACCGCTCTTATATGACCAAGAATCATCAAGTGACCCAAATGGTCTCCAAGAAACC